ATTAATTGCTGCCCTCACGGATTCTAACTCGTCTGGAGTTAAAAAGATATTCATTGTTGCCCAACCCGTTTCCGGTGTATATCTGGCAACTCGTAAATGGTATTCACCAGGCCTAAATTCAGATAGATTGACAGCCAATTGATAATCCTCACGATTAACCACATTAGCAGCGGGTGGCGTTCTTCCTGGTTGTGTTGTTGTATATTTCTGCATAATTATTTACTCCAATTAAATCTGATTAAATCTGGTTTGAATCAATTTTGATAGATTTTGATTAATAATCAAAATCATTAGTTTACAACCCAATTATATAAGCTGATCAGTGCCCATGCTGCCAAACCAATCTGTGCCAGTGTTAAAAAGAAGTTTACCATAATCAAGTTCTCAATTTTTAATTTGAGTAATTCCTCTTCTGTAACTTTTACCTTAAACATTATTTTCTCCAATTGCTATGTAACTAAAGTCTTCAGTATTAAATCTCTGATTTAATCTATCTACTTGATGTTGTGCTGTTGCTTGTGTATTGTAGAGCATTTTATTGTATTTGAATTGTGGTCCCGCCATTTGATGATGGTGACTGCGTATTCCCACTGGTTTGTTTTTGTAAACTATCATGTAAACTGCTGGGCTGCTGGTAATGTCCCAAATGACATTATTCTCATCAGCACATGTTTCTATAATTTTAGGTCCTGGTCTTGCCATGTTATACTGTCCTCGCTGTAAAATATTTGAATGCATGGGGATGTTTTAGTTTTGCCATGAGATAATCCTCTTCTGTAATTTGTGCCCAGTGATATTCTAAGTTTATATTAGTGCCTGTTTTAATGGCATTGGTTTTTAGCACATTCACCACTTCGTCATGTCTATCTTCTTCTCGTAATAGCTCATATGCAAATGTGCTGATTCTTAATTCAATCATTTACTTCATCCAATAAGTATTCCACCATATGTGGATTTTGTCTAAAAAAGTGTATTAGACTGAGCGCAATTAAATCGGTTTGTCGCTCTGTTAGATCCAGTTCCAACTTGATTTCCCAACTATGCACTATTTCGTGCCATATTGTTTGTCGCATACTGGATTCGCATTGACCTGGGTTTATGACTACTTCAAGTTCATCTGCTTTACATAAACCAAGATCTGTGGGTAATTCGTGTAAGTGGGCAGCCCTAATCGTCCAGGGCTGGTCAAATAAGTCAAAGTTGACTGGTAGATATATCACTTGTTGTTCTCCTGTAATGTATATTTATTTCTATGCTCATATATCTACTTGTTTAGGGGTAAATTTTGGGTATTTTACCGAAGTAAGATTTTGATAAAATCAATTGAAAACTTTTTTTACGATAAAAAAAAAGAATGCTCTTTTTATTTTCATTCTTTTTTTTTACGATAAAACTTTCATTAAAATATCTTACTATCTTACTTCAAAGAGTATAATATATATAAAAACAGTGTTTTAGGTATCTGCAACGCTGTTTTTCCGAAGTAAGATTTTTTTCCATATCTTACTTCGAAGTAAGATTTTCTTACTTCATGAGCCCTTTCAACACTGTGACCGTGGGTTTTTCTTGTCGTTCATCAAGCCAATTGTGTAATCCCAGCACTCTACCGGCATCATCTTTATTAAGATAAACATTTTCATTATAGGATCTTACTACGCGACCATTCACCGAATTGTTTACCAACATTTTCCCTTGTCCCTCTTGAGCGTTTAATTGCCAACTTTGGCGTTCACCATAACGCCATCCCACAACCAAACCCCGGGCAACTTGATCAGTCAAACCCGCAATAAATTTATTTCTACCCAAAACACCACGATTATTGTAATGCTGTTTACCAATTTCCTTATAAACAATGTATAAATCATCCATCATAAATGCCAGTGGTTTATGATCATAATCCGCCAATAAAACTGTTTCAATAAGTTGATCCAAAGGGCTCTTATGTGCTTCCACCATTCTATCAAAAGCCTCACCATGATATGCGGCTACAGGACGATCCTCTTTAATTTTGGCCAGCAAGTAGCCTAACCAAATGCTTAAGTTTCCATCTGTAAAATCTTCCTGCACAAGTCGATCCCAAGCCGCTTTGTATTCAGCTTCATCCTTTTTATCGTATATTTGATTCTTGCGTTTAGCCATCCAATAAAACAAATCTTTAGTATAATGTATGGCGCTGATTCGTCGTGTTGTGCTATCATTGCTGATACTGAGTGGTCCGCCTGCTCCCTGTCCACTGACATGTAACCACATAATATTGGGAACACTAACTACATCACTATAAAGTTTCTTCATGAGAAAGTCTTTGTTACCCGCAATACTCTTAAAACGATCGTAGTCTGATTTACTGTCAATGGTTTCATCCACCAGCACACATACTTTACCCAATAGCATAGCAGGGTTTTCAGTCAAGGTCTTAAAGTTGGTTACTGCACAGGACTTCTTAAAGATCTTACTGAGTATGTGTGTATTAAGTTCATTTTTACCCACACCCCCTTGTCCAAACATCAGTAAATTTGGGATTTTGTAATCACCGGGATGCCTATATTTTCTAACAATACATTCCTCCAAGTGATCTCTAATTTCAATGTCACCAGCACTGAGACTTTCCATGAGTAAATCAATACCCTGGGGACATTTATATGTTTTTACTATACCCGTATATTCCTGGGCTTTTAACCAATTATCACTTACACCCTGTGCCAAATTAAATGTAGTTTCCGGACAGTAACCAAAAGTAAATGTGTAATCAAGATAATTTCTATTTTCCTTTTCCAATAGGGAATGGAATATATTTTGTTCAGTTTTATTTTGGAACCTAAAGATCTCACGATCTATTTGTGTTAAATCTCGTGCGTGGTATTCATCGTTTATTTTAACCATGTAACCCTTTTGCCCAATGATCTGCTTAACATCAAATTGATTAATTTTATCCAATAATATCTCCGCTATTCTTGCACTGTATTGTTCGCTACTTTCTATTTCAGCTTGTATCTTTGCTGATTTAATTTGTTGTAATTCTTCAACTAAGGCAGTTACTCGATCACTGGCCTGTTTAACCAATTCTTGATTCTTACCGCTGGTTTCATCTCGTCGTAACTTATTATGTGCATCTGCCAGTCCTTTCCTGGCTGCTGTTAATTCAGGCCTAACTATATTTTCATCTCTCATTTTATATTCCTATACTTAAATTGCTTAAATGTTGGCCTTCTCATGTCAGCCAAGACATCTACTTTTTTATTCTCTCGTTTGGGCTCTATACCGTTATGTGCTTTAATAAACTCATCACGCTTGTCAGCTCTAATTCTATCACTGGTCCAACTAATCCAGGCATTTCTGCGTGTATGGGGATTCATTAACTGGCTATCTGCACTGGCTATTCTTTGACAAATATTATCAAACTCGTCATAACTACAACCGATACTTTTACATATACTAACCAAAGTTAGCACACCCAAATTATTGGCACCTTGCCCAGCATAGTGTAATCCACTGCAAGTCAGCAGGCTTTTTATAATGGATTCCTTATATTGTGCAGCCTGTTGTGATGTTAATGTAGTTGTGTTATCTCTAACTGGTTCCACATATACTTTAGGTGCCCTATACTCAAAATCATTATAGGGATCCAACATGTAACCTTTGTTGTGATAGACAATGGGATCATTGGAACCACTATGGAAGTAAAAACTTTGGCTCAGCGTAAAACTTGCATGATCCACCAAAGGATACCTTTCTATAATGCTGGCTTGTCTACCCGCAATATCCTGCGCCAATAATGGTTGACTAAAAGGTATTACAATCCTAAATTTATGCCGATTAAATGTATGACGGAATGTGGTGTAAAGGACATATTCAATTGATTGGAATGTAGCCATGGCTTCTTCCAGTGTCATATTCTCATCCACATCCAATACGATGCCTGTGAGGCTTATCACATTATTTTTACAACGCCTAACAGTATTGGGTATTTCGTCATAAGCCCCGGTGGCGTCTCTAACAAACACCCCATCTATCACGGTGCCTTTATAACGCCTACCCTGTTCTGCATCTGGGCCTGCTTGCTTAAACTCCGCCATGTTAAACATAAGAACATCTTCCTTACGGTCGGCAGGATGATGGCGCATTAATAGCTGTGCAATATCCTGCCAGGGTAAATCCATATGCTCTAACACATAGGCTTTACCCACACTCTTAAATGTAGAAATAACCATGGCTTAAAACCACAAGTCTGCTTCTGAGATTTTAATATTGTTCAGATAACAATACTGGTGTATCTCCCTAAGAACCTCGGTGATATTATTATAAGCGTCGTTGTTAGGATAGTGCTGCAATTGTGTGGCCAATCCAATCATGGCTTCAATTAGATCTTGTTTACACAACATGATTGGTCTCCAGGTCAGATTCCAGTTCCTCTACAAACTGATCCAATATGGTTTGTATATCGTCTTCGCAATGCACAACTCTTACTATACTGTCTGCATTTACTAAAGGCTCCCCGGTCTTTCTATGTTTACCGGTTTTTTTAATTTTTAACCCATTGACAATGATACCAAAGCCTTCATCATACCCTTGTATGATGTCGCTCCAACGGCGAAAGTTTTGATTACTTTCGTCCACATAAGTGTGGGCAATTTGATTGTTTGTATTGGCAAATGTAATTTCATATATTTCATTGCCGTAAATGCTTGGGCGTTGTGTGACCTTCATCACCACCCAGTTTTGGGATAGTTCTTTCATATGTAACTCCTAATTATAACATAGCATATTCTATATGTATAGTATTTATTAGTCAAGTCACTTTTTAACCGGATATGCTGCTAAAAATGGGAAAAAGATAAAGCCCCGGATCATTGCAATCCGGGGCCTTATAAGAGCTATAACATTACCGAGAAAGGTTTTTTTGACATAACAATTGGAGTTGATAACATCAAAGCCCTCGAAAATATTTAGTCCTCATTATTCAATTCCTGCTGTAGTTTAGCGAACTGTCTCTGTTTAGTTTCTATTACTTCAATTAGATTCAGTTCCTTACGCAATTGGTGTAATGCTTCGGCTACTTCATGTCCTGTGGGATAGCGTTTATAAAATTCCCACATCCAAGCTAATGCTTCTGTAACGCCTTCAGGATCTGCATCAGTAATATAATAATCATATTTTGGTTTCATCTAATGTATCCTATTGTTTGTCCATTTCGATCAGTTATAATTCTACGACTGACACTGGCACGCCCGCCACCACACCAACTGGGCATTTGATATCCTTCTGGACGAGCCAGTTCTTTACGGCGGGCTTCATTGGTTCCACCTGTTTGGCAGGGATCCGCTTGGTCGTAGTGTAATGCTATACGATCAAATACAGGATGTCCGGGTCCAAATGCACAACCTGTAACAGTGGCAGTTAGAATTATGATTGGGAGTTTATTCATCATCCACTTCATAAACGACCTCATAGTATTCTTTAATGATACGAGCCCGATACATTTCGGGTATGTTTGCTTTTGCTTCTTTCAATGAAGGATAGTATCCAACCTCATGCCACCGAGGCTCCAGTTCTTGCCCGGTCCGTCTATGTTGCCTATGCTTGAGTATTTGGACACTATATGAGAAGTTCATAATCTTATTATGACACCTATGTAAATTATTGCCTATTTAATTCCAGCGAAAAAACCTGCTCTGCAGATACCGCGGATAGCGAAAAAACCGTTGTTTTTTTGCGATTTTCCTAAACACCCTGGTTTTGATCTATTCACTATCATGGATACATACGCAATTCTTAAGGGCCCTAAAAACGCATTATTTTTAGTAATACGGAATTACTACATAATACTTTTACCATAAAAAATCCCCCAAGCGTTTCCGCCGGGGGGACCAAGTATTAGGATACATATGAGACAAATAAATCGGGAGACTAACTTGTCATATATATTTATCTATTGACATAAGAAAAGCCCCAGGTTTGTGACCCAGGGCTTCCGAGGATAAAAAGCTACTCAAAATGGCCTAATATTCATTGTAGCAATTTTATTTAGCATATTAAAAACAGGTAGGCTAATCCCTGTAGTGAGTAATTATGATATCACGCGATCCTCGGGATCGATATCGTATGCTAAGGTTAAAGATTCGAGATTCTCACGAGGAGAACCAAGATGTGTTTGCATCCAGTCCCCATCATCTTCAAAATATTTACTACGGAAGTTCTCATAATAGCCCGTTAGATACAGGTTCTCATTTTCAGTTAACACTGTGGCGTTCTTCTTACTCCATAACAATGTTTTTCTATTACGGTCTTTTTGTTCACGCTCGTTACGCCAATATATTCGAACTTGTAATGTGTGTAACCAAGCCATAAATTCTTCTTCTTGTTCTTTTGGAACATGGTAAACACTCCACCAAAACTTATCTTTCTTGGGGCGATATAAAACTTGGTTCTCAATAAACTTACATTCTATAGGATGAGTTGTATAAATTGCGTGGTTATAGTTATCGGGTTCAGGGAACTTAAAGTCACTGATCCGTTCATATGGTTTAACCCAACCAATATGACCGGAGATTGCGACCCGTGGGTCCTTAACTATTTTACTGGTGGACCCATGGATCCAAAATATTTCTGCAAAAGGATATCTCATGTTTTAATTTATGCCAAATACTCTGCACAAATTAATGGGTGATGATATACCCAATCACAGTCAATATAGCTGTAGCAATAGTTCCGATAGTGGTAATCAACTGGATCGTTCGGGCATTACTTTGTCTTTCCAAAAGGAGTCTAAGATCACTGAACCCTGTCTGCACATCCACTTTAAGCGAAGACATTTTATCTTCCACGGTAGTGAGTCGTTTCTCGATATCATCAAACTTCTCCTCTATTCCCTTGTATCTCAGAGCGCAAATCTCCACATGAGCCGCTAAGTTACTTTCTTCTTGTGTCATCTCTTCTTTGCCTTTGCCTGTGCTTGAACACTGAGTGCAATCGCCACTGCTTGTCGTTGACTCATGTTTGGATGCTTCTTCATCTCAAAGGCAATGTTCTTACCCACTGCTTTTGGACTTGCACTTTTAATTAAATGTTTCTGTGTCTTTGCCATTATTGTTCCTTAAACTGCTGAATTATCATGGACATAACTCCATCTTGAGTTACTGGTGTCCCAAAATGCTAACTTACCACCCGCATCACTAACTGCGGCTGTCCAACCTACTGATCCTGTAATTGCTCTTAAGGCACTTGCAGTATATGTTGGATACTTAAAGAATCCTGAACCAGAACTAATACTACCTTTAATCTGTAGATCTCCTGAATCAGTCAATGCAAATAACATGTTTGCATAACCGCTGTCAATGATCTCCAATTGTCCTGTGTTATTCAATCGAATAAATTTACTGGTGTTGGTTGCACCACTGGTAGTATTTGTTAAAGTCATTAGACCAGCATAACCAGCACCACCATGTGCATTGTTATTGGCAATGGTAACTTCAGGTGTAAATGTCGCAGCCGTTGCACTTAAAGACATTCTTGTTGCAAGAGCACCAAGTGATCCACCACTTGTATTTGCCCTGGTATCGAATGTCATTGTGCTGCCACCCGCTGTGGCTGTAAAATCTTCAGTCGCTGTGGCAGTTACTCGTGCTGTTAAGTTACTGGTGCCTGTATCTGCACCATAACTACCGCCGTTGCTAACTTTAGTTCCCCAAATAGCAAATTGTCCTGCAATATCACCAGACTTAATTGCTTGTCTACGACCAGGAATACCAGATTGTCTATTACCAACAATATTAAACGCATTAGTTGCTAATAAGGTGTAGTTATCAGGACCTGTTACAATTGTAAGTGGGCTACCACTTGAACCTGCTAATTGACTGATGCTAACTGTATAAGTTCCAGCACCACCTGTGCCAGTGCCCAGGGCAGTAATTCTTGTAAGTTGACTGATACCAGACCCATAAACCTGTTGTCCAACGCTTATAGTGCCACTACTCGGTGTTGCTGTAACTGTTAGTGTTGTGCCTGCTGAGCCAGCACCGTTATCAATATAACCAGTAAATGTTGCAGTATCCTGTTCCGTAACACCGGTAATGGTTAGGTTGTTATTGGGGAACGCACTGACAAATCTACCATGTCCTTGATATCTTGTATTACCATCACTACTGGTTAAAATATTACCTGCCGTAGCATCACCAAAGCCCATGTTACCAACACCTGGCTGTGGAATAGTCACGCCCGCAACTGTAGTTGTGCCGGGATTTGCACCCCAGTTATTATTAAACCAACTGGCTAAACCGCCACTGTTAAGTTTAATACCTACGGGTAAACTTTGGAATAAAAATCTTGAACCTGCCGCTTTTGTGCCTTTACCAGTGAATGCGCCCGGGCTACCGGAACTGAATAATGTTTGGCTTACACTAACTGTATAAGTGCCTGCACCACCTGTGCCTGTTCCATATGCATTAAGTTGTGTGCCTGGCTGAATACCAGTAGCATCTAACAATAAGCCGGGATGCACATTGGTGCCGGCTGTAACTGTTAGGGTTGTGCCCGAAATATAACCAGTAAAACTGGCAGTGTCATTTTGGAATGCTTCGCTGGCCAGCGAATACATTCCATTTGGCGCATTGGTATTACCTGTTTCACTGGTAAAATCTGCTCCGTTATATCCACCAAAACGCACTATACCATATGTAGCACCATTAGCAACAGCACTGCCAGAACCTGTGCTGGCAGGCAAACCTCGTTTGCCTTCAAACCATATGCTGGGTGTTGGGTTGGTAGCACTGGTGCCACCTGGACGATTTTGTCCATATTCACGCACATGCAATTGACCTAATTGACCACTGGTAGTATTATCTACATATAGGCTCATGGGTTTTAGGCCTTGAGTAGATACTACAATACTATTGATAGCCCCTGTGCTATCAACTGCGGCACCACCAAGTGCGGCTGTTTTAGTTGATTGAACGCCTCGACTGCCAATTAAATTACTGCTGGCTGTAACTGCATTAAATGTGACATCACTGCTGGTGCTAACTGCTTGTCCAATACTGATTATGCCAGTAGAACTATCATAGGTTACCCCTGTGCCTGCTGAATGTGCGGCACGAGCCTGTGAATCTGTATACTGAGTAATTGTCGAACTAATAACGCCGGTTGAACTGTTATAACTGATACCTGTTCCAGCAGTTAAGGCTGCACGGGCTTGAGCATCTGTATATTGGGTAATGGTGCTGCTGATGATGCCTGTTGCACTGTCGTAACTAATTCCAGTGCCAGAGGAGAGATTACTTCTAATTTCACCAGCACTTGCACCAGTATAGGCAATAACTCCAGTGCTATTATTGTAAGACAGACTACCCAGACCGCTGGCATTAGATACCGAGATGGCAGCCTTTGCACGAGTGTTTGTAAAATAGAGATTAGTAGTGCCTTCATTTAATTGGTCCGTATTAGTAATGCTGTTATTGATTTCAACGATGCCACCTGTGCTGACGGCAACATTGAGTGGTGTGCTGGTGATAGCAATATTACTGCTGGGATTACCTACTGCAATAACCTGATCTGTAGGTGTTGTAACAGTAAAACTACTGTTGGGTTTTGTGACGGAGAAAGTGCTGTTAGGCACTGTGACATTAATTTCTGCCATGTGTGCTCCTTAAACTGTAAATGCAGTGTAACCTGTCGCTGTGGTAGGATCGCCTATTGTTACACCTGGTTCATAACTTTGAATGAATGCCCAGCGATGGCTGTTGACCTGTGTGGGAGTATCATTAGTGGTCCATTGGAATGTTACAATGCTGATAGCAACCTTACTGCGGGCATCTGGAATGACTGGGCCGGAATATAATCCACCAGGTATTGTTAGTTTAAGACTGCCAGTTGTAGCATTTACTATATTGATAACAGTCGTGTCTGTTGCATGTGTTACTGGTGCGAAATAGCCAATTACAAGGCTATTTGCAAAATTGGGTTCTCCGGTAATTCTATCCCAGGCTACGGGATCTACTACCAGTGTTTGACTCTTTACTGAATATGTCCAATCTGTAATGTTTTGGTTAAAATTGTAAAGATATGTTCTTTTCGTTGAGGGGAAGATCTCTTCCACTTGTATGTTGTCAGGACCACCTAAGTAGTCGCTAAATCGTAATACTCCTGCCATTTCATTTCTCCTAAAGGACGAGTAAAGGACACTAAGGCATCCTTTACACTATTTAACCTTTATTGATTGAGTGCATTCAGCAGAAGGGCCCGTTGTTCTTCAGTTAAACTGGCAACTACCGCCTCCATGGGATTGTCAGGTATTTCCACCTCCACTGTTTCTGAATGGATTAGATTGCCCTCTGTATCAAAAGTTTCATTTATATCTATTCTTATTGCCATATTATACTCCTTAGTTTACAGTCCATTTAGCAACAACCAAGCCCGGATGTCCAGCATTACTATAACTACCGTTAGTCCATGAGGCTGCTATGGCTGGTGTGCCACTGGTATAACTTACACCAGTTCTTGTCATTGCATATGTTGTGCCATCCGCTGTGCTCATGTTGTAGCCGTTACCAATAATAACTTGGTTAGCCATACTTCTACATTGTAATGTTCCAGTAAAGTTACTGAATTGAACAGTCATTAGATATGCACCAGCAGGTAAACTGATGCTTAAACCACTAATACTCTTAATACCTGTAGTAGTAATGTTGGATATTTCACCCGCATAGCCACCGGATAAATTACTGGTTGGTTGCCATCCAGATGCCTTTAAGTCTACACTGGTGATATAAATCATAGCATTGCAACTGGCTAATGTTGTTGCTGTTGATACACTGATGCCCAGTTCTGTCAGTGTGATGGGGGCAGTGACATAGAATGGATGATATCTAACTGTTTGTGCTGATATAGTTAAACTGTTACCAATGGAACCTATGTATAAACATCCAGGTGGTAGACTCCAAGGTTGGCTGCTATAACTTTCACTCTTAACTGCGGGGAGGCCGGATCCAGTGGCAGTTGCCCAGGATAGGGTGCCTGATCCGTTAGTTGATAATACTTGACCACTACTTCCATCTGCCGAGGGTAATGTATAGACTGTGCTGCCAGCAGCAGCGGCACCCTTTAAGCCAACGCTACCACTACTGCTGCCCTTGAGGTATAATGTGCCCCCGGTATAGGCATTGCCGGGCATGGTAACATCTGTGCCGGACCAAGTAATAACACTGCTACCAGAACTATTGGCGATACTGGCACCATCTACTCTAATGCCACCACCCACTACAACGCCACCATTACTATACAATGTTGTGCCGCTACCAGTAATGGTAATACTTTGTCCAGAACCTGCTGTAACTCCGCCATTAGCAGTGACCGTGTTAAAAGTGACATTGCTTGTTGTTGATACTGCTTGTCCAATACTAATTGCACCGGTTGTGCTATTATAAGTTACGCCAGTTCCGGCACTGATGGCTGCTCGGGCCAGTGCATCTGTGTATTGCGTAATAGTGCTACTGATAACACCGCCGGATATCGAAATACCAGTGCCAGCAGTATAAGAACCACCGCCACCGCCTGTATTTGTTATTACACCTGTTGTGCTATCATAACTGATACCAGAGCCTGCACTGATAGCTGCTCGGGCTAATGCATCTGTATAATACTTGTTAGTGGAGCCAGCAGAGATATTGTCTGCTGTAAGTCCTGTAACTACACCAGCATCTGTGATGCTGATGCTATTACCTATATCAATACCATTTTTTACTTTGAAATTCAAACTTGACATAATTCATTGTCCTTATGTTAACTGATGGTTCTAACCATCCAGTGTCTTAAACAAAACTAATCATCTTCACACGCATGTAGATACTTGCTGATGAGTAGTCGGTTCTATTAGGGTTAAATTGTAACATAGCAGTGCCACTACCCGTGCCACCCGCTGTTCCTACAAAAGTTCCTAATTCATTACCTGTATGTGATTTAATTCTACCATATTCCGTAATGTAAGTATTCAATGTTGATCCGGTAGCGGGATTATAATCATGTGTTAATAATATTTCCACTACCTCTCGTTTATAGACTGTTGGACTGCTACCAACCTCACCTATTATGGTTATAATAAACTTTTTGCCACTAAATGTTGCACCTGATTCACTATGAACCGTTGTTGCACCATAATTAGCAGTTACGCTAAAAAAGTTTTCTTTATCACTTCCCCAGTTTATACCAGCACTACCTACTCCAGATGATACTCTTATGCTATTGAATTGAACATTGCTTGTTGTTGATACTGCCTGTCCAATACTGATAGCACCTGTGGATGAATCGTAACTTACGCCTGTGCCACCGGAGAAGTTACCTCTAATATCACCAGCACTTGCGCCTGTATAAGTGATAACACCGGTGCTGCTATTATAAGATAGACTACCAAAGCCGCTGGCATTTGTGGTGCTAATAGCCGTTCTTGCCCGAGCATTTGTAAAGTAAAGATTTGTTAATTCCGCTAATTCACCTGTATTAACAGGAATTGTAGTGGGAACACCAGCACGATTTTGAATCCACTTACCATTATATTCATCCCATGTCAAACTACTATTAGTGCTGGTTCCTCGTTCGACTTCAATACCACTATCTGATGTAGGAGTGCCAGTAACATTACTATTCAAAGTAATAATGTTATCTTCAATTAAGACATTTTGTGTGTTTAGTGTTGTAGTTGTTCCCTGGACAGTTAAGTTTCCAGTGACAGTTAAATCTCCTGCTGTGGTAACATTTGCACCACTTAATGTAATTGCAGTCGCTGTGCTGGATTTAATATTATTACCAGATACTGTTAGATCTCCTGCTGTGGTAACATTTGCACCGGACAATGTAATTGCTGTTGCACTGCTGCTCTTAATATCATTGCCAGATACTGTTAGATCCCCAACGATACCAAAGTTGCCTATATTATCCAAGGTTGCTTTTGATGTCTCAGCACCGGCGTTGGTAACTAAGAAGTTCATAATGAAGTTTTCAGCACCAGCAGTAATGTCGGTCGAGGATACCATAATACCACCGCCTCTTACAAAGTTATTTGCTGATGTTTCAACTTCAAAATCTGCACTAACACCAAAACCCACCGCCGGAGTTCCTGTGCTGTTTCCTCTTAATGTTACTGCTCTTGTGGCCGCATTAGTATTAGCACTATTTCTTACAATAGTAACTGGGTTAGCAAGATTACTGGTAATTGTTGTAGTAGATCCAGTGGCTGCTTGAATATTCAATGCCCCTGTCGTGTTGGTAATATCACTACCTTTAACATTAAAGTCGCCGGTAATCATTAAATTACCTAAACTATCCAATTCCAGTTGTGGACCAGGGGCAATATAACTTGGCTCAACGCCCGCAGTTATAACTGCCACTCGCATCTTAGCATCTTCACTACCAGTTGTAATGTCATCATAAACAAAGTCCATGTAACCAATAGTCTTGGTGGCGTGTGCAGCATTTTCTGCTTCAAAGGTTAGTGTAGTTCCAAATCCTGCAACAGGAGTTCCAGTAGTTGTATGACGCAATTTTAATGGCGCCATAGGATGTGTTGTATTTGAACTATCTACAACCGCATAACTTTCTGTAGTGCTGGCATTGATTTCAACTGCATTATTAGTGTCGTTGATTTTTAGGACGCTTGTCTTTTTCCAACGACTGCTATTTTCATCATAATAGATTGTGTCACCTTCAGTTGCACCATTTAAGTCAAAACCACTGTTCTCACCACCTGGATTCCAGTTAGCAGTTGGATTGCCTAAAGTGGATGCATCTGGACTGGTGAATGAACCATAACGATTATTCAGACCCATGCGTGTCTTAAAGTAATACTTTTGTCCCGCAACATTACCAGGCAATCCAGTGATATAAATTGCATGTGTCTTGTTGAAGTTAATGGTCAATCCCGTTGCATTAGTTAGTGCGACCGCATCGCCTGCTTCACTGGTAGCCACCTTAAATGCTGTGCTGGTTAAGCCAGAGGATAGGACCCAATAGATTGTATTAGTCACTAAACCACCTGCAGTTGTTCCTAAAAATAACAACTGATCACCTGCAACTAATCCATGTGCCGATGCTGTATTCAGCGTATTACCACCTGTAATGCTGGTGGCTGTTACAACTGTGGTGTTTTCATAGATAGTTGCTGGACTTGCTGGTCGATGACTTTGTAATAGAGTATAGGCTCTCTCGCTGGGTTGTCCTGATTGTTCTGGATCTGGACCAATTGCACTCCATACTTGTATTTCATCATAGGGTCCGCCCAGTTCAGGAACGGTTGCACTTAATACCAAATATGGGATACTGGCTGTTGCATCACTATTAGCAGTAATAGTAACCAAGTTATCATCAGGAGTTTGAATGTTACCATCCGCACCACCACTGTAGATAGGAGGGATACCAATGTTAGCCTGTGTTGTAAAGTCAGTTAGTAGTTCTGTTGTGTAGATATCTGGGTTATATTCCAGTGCTTGAATGTTGGCAACCAAGTTACCATCTTCCTGCTCGATTTCTTTAACACGGATGACACGGAATAGTTTTGGATACCAGTTGTAAAGTTCGTTGGTGACTTCAATAATGTCACCTGCTTGTGTTTGGATACCATAGAAACTGCTGGTAAATTCAATTACAAGGTCATCTCTACTTTGGCGTAGTTGTATTTGACTAATCATGTTAGCCTGAATACTGTTGTTAGTTAAATCTAAACCAACACGCAATGTATTGTCTGGTTCAGTTGGGTTACGATCCGCATCCGCCAATTCATCACGAGCATAGGCCTTTTGGTCTTTGTTATAACGATCAAAGAACTCACACTCATAGGCATTATATAAGTCATCAAGACGAGTGCTACTGATGCTGATACCACTGATGATGTTATCATCATTAAACTTCAATAAGTTACCAGTTGTAGTGTAGAACTTTTGGCTGGTTAAGTTAGTGGTGCTGCTGATTGTATAACGACCTATTTGTCCTGTGCTTTCGCCTGTGGTTAATGGTAATGTCTGGCTGACAATTGAACCAATCTGTGTGCCATCTGACTTGTATAACACTTGCCCTGCTTCAATACGACCGCTGGGGAATGCAGTCACAGTTAGCGTTGTATTACCAGTAATAGCACCAGTAAAATGTGTAGTATTATCTGCGGGATCGCCGGCACTGATTGCTTTCTGGATGATGGGACGCCATGTGCCCGCAGCCACATCAAAACTCATCCAAGCGTTACCGTTTAATAGGATGCTATCAATGTTTTCCTTGACACTGCGACTGGTATCAATAACACCATTGATACTGGCACGGTTTTGTGTTGTGCTTGTTCCGGACTTGTCTATATAACGAATCTTTTCCGCACAGTAATTGGACCATTTAGTAAACTCTGTAGTATTAAGGGCACTGGTGGCTAAACCTGCACCATAACGATCACTGGTCATGTAATCCTGCAATACTGCTGCTGGGTTATAGACACTGTTATTGAGTTTGAATGTTACAGGGGCAAGGTTAGTAAAGCCCTTGTCCGCATTGTATTTTAATCTAACAATGGCAAATACGAGACCTTCCATGCGAGTGGAACTATTCCAAAATGCACTGCCATTAGTATCATGTGCCCAGTAATCCCAGGCATTTACCGGTGTGCCCACTCCCACGGGAGGCCATATTTGGTGGCTACTTGCACCGTCACCGGCGTAGACACGCATTTCAACCAAGTCCTGGAAGTTAGTATCCACAGTGTCATCTGTTGCATCAACAGTTTTTACACCCTTAATAACCTTATGTTCGTTTCCACTGGTGGCATCAAATATAAGTCGTTGGTCATTCCAATAAATTTCACTATTGCGGCCACCACCACTAAAAGTGCCGCTATCAATTGTATATGTTGCACTGGTATTAATTGCCTCACTTAAAACAATGCAGTAATACATGACATCGTTTTTACTTTTATCCGTTGTAATAAGTCTTGCATCAGTAATCATACCGTTTACATAGGCACTACCGTAGACCACTGGTATCTTGTTATTACTTGCAGGTGGGATCTGTATTCTACCACCCTCATTACTGGAACCCAAACTTCCTGAATTGGGATTGCCGTTGATAATACGGCTTGTAATGTAACTTGCGCCAATAGCGGCAACACTGGCAACTGCAACACCAGCCCAACTTAATCCTACACCCGCAATGGTTGCGGCTGTTCCTGTCAAACCCAGTAAGGTGCCTGCTACATAGGCACCAATTGCTGAAAATGCTGGCATATCTTTAGTCCTTCAAATATAAGGATTCCATTAGTCGGAATCCACGCTTTTCCAAATCATAATCTTCTGTTGATCTCATACGAGTGGTAAAATAACCATCTATCTCACCTGAGCTCATGAGTTCATCACCTTGTTCGCAAAACTTGATAAACAGGCGACCTGCTCCCAGTGTCTTACGATATTCTTCCTTTACATACCAAACTAATTCTCTTAGGCTAACTTTGTCCGGCATCCAAATGTTTTGTTCTTTGACTGCAATTAACAATCCAGTTGCAATTTCACCATTGAATAAAATCCAAATGTAGCCTGAACGCTGGACAGCATATATTAGTCGTTTAATATGTTCGCGATCTACATCATTAGTATATTTCGCATAACTGGATTCCTGTAAGAATTCTGTTATTAAATCTGCTACTCTATTTAAGTCTGCTCGTGTGGCCAGTCTAATCATTTAATATCCTTGAAATACTGGAGTTACAGGTTCTGTCGTTATTCCAGAACCTGTGCTATTTGATGTTGGTGCTACATAAGGCTTACCAAAGTCAAAACTACTGTTATGTAGCGCCTCAACTCTACTCATGCTGGGATCAGTTGTAATACCACTGGTGATGTATCTTTCACTCCACGCTCTTTGGTAATCCTTCTTGTTTGTTCTACGACCCGCATAACGATTCTCAAGAACACCCATAATACTGCTGGCAATTATGGTAATAACATGATTGATATCTCCACCATTGGAGTTTAAGTTGATATCTTCCTGGGCACTAAAGTTAACAATAGATCCCTTAAAGCGAGGATAAACTTCCAGGGGACTTGTTATAACATTGTGTTGGTTGATATTGAAGAATGCACGATATACATTAATACTGCCACCCTTAATCTGTATGTTTAATAGATTGACGGCGTTGAATGTATCAGTGGGAATACCACTTAAACTGATTTGGATATCACTATTGCTATTGCTGATGTTGTTTTGTATTTCACTAACTGCCAAGAATCCAGCCAAGGGAGTATAATCATGACCATTGTAAGTGACCGTAAAGCGAGTGTTACTAACATAGTAGGTAACACCATCTAATACTACATCAATCAATGTTCCATGCTCAATTGCTGTTTCAGTATCAACTGCTGTTATTGTTGTGGTCATTGTATTGCCTCCGTTAATCCAAAGTCACCGGTAAATTCTGCAAATCCACCAGGAATCATTTTAATATTAGGTAACTGTGTTACTTGCACATACCATTTGCAGGCAGTGCCCACCTTAATCTTACGCTGATTATTAGTGCTACTGAGTGGATCATAGTTAGCCTGTGCAATAAAGCCACGATGCACATTGATAACTTTGGTTGTATCACCGGTTGTAACTGAGACATCAGCAGTAACCGTATAGGGATAACGATATTCCAAATCATCGCTGCCAGTTCCAGCCATTTGAATAATGTCACCTGCTTTTACCAATGTGTAAGAACCTGTGATGCCAGATACATTGACTGTTAGTGCAGATCCACTATATGTGGAGAGGTAAACATTATCCAATACTCCGCTGGTCCTGGGCGCTGTGCCTTGATATTCGATTAGCCATGCGCTGCCCGTGTTTTGCCCCAATTGTAGTGTTTGGATGCTGACTCTATCACTATTCATGATGGGCTCTATTAGATTGCGGTTAGTTGCCCAATCCCAAATAGGCTTGGGGCTAACTGTAAATCTCCAGGGATTGGCCCAGTTACGGCTGGCAGTTAGTAATCTACCACTGCGGCTCAGTGTTTGTGCAACTAACTTGCTTTTGTTAATCTCAATAGTTACTGCGCTATCTATAATAGTTTGTAAACTCATCTTTATCTCCTTGATCTCTGTGGTAGACTTCTACGCCCTGCTTCTGTGACATTGAATAGGAATTCAGGATCACGGGCAATCATCTGCCTAAAACTGCTGGCATCAACTGCTTGTATGTTGTAAGTGACTTGGGATGATCCTCCTGCGCCACCTGCGGCTGCTAATGCATCATTGGGCACAATAGTTCCTGCTGCCTTGGGAACAAACAATTCAGGACCCTTCTCACCGACAATATATGGACTGTTGGCTGCAACCGGTCCGCCTGCTGCTCTGAATAAGCCGCCAAATAATCCACCATCACCACCAGCAGTTCCAAACATTGCCAGAACCAAACGCTTGGCTTGTATGCGAACAATATCTGCAATAATACTATTAGCCAAGTCCTTGAATGATAGTTTACCTGTTTGAACAAACTTAACAATACTGTCTTCAAATCCCTTACTGAATGTGGAAAATATTGTTTGTGCTTGATTAGCAGAATTGGTTGCATCTTCAGCATATTGTGCAAATGCCTCACTCCAACCTGAACTCCAGGTTCTCATACTGTCATAGCTGTTAGTTGCCGCTGTTGTTTGTTCGTCATTGACACGCTTATATGCAAGTGCTATTTGATCCAAGCCATCTTTAAGTTCTTGTGCCTTTTCAATAGTTAGATCTTGATCCCCGAAACTTTCCGCAAATGTTCGTGCCGCTTCCTGTGCTGCTCGCTTATTTGTTTGGGTAATTTCCATAATTTGCTTTTGCAAACTATTCTTACCAATCATGTCCTCTGGCTTCAATCCTGTTCGTGCTTCATATACCTTTTGGTTGGCTGCTCTTAATGCATCACCTAACTTACCGGCACGGGCTATTTGATCCTCAATTGCCTGTTTGGAAATTTCCATTTCCTGCTTAACCATAAAGATTCTTACAGCACTATTTCGTGCTTCAGCTGCATTGCTATTACTCTTGTTTTGCAAGTCATTTGCTTCTTGACGCAATAACAATTCCTGCTGTGCGTTGATAACGCCTTTTCTGCGTTGTTCGCTGAGGCTGACCAAAGTATCGCTGTATGTCTTGGCATTTTGCAATATGGCTTCGTCATACTTTAAGTTATATTCGGTATCAAACATACCTTTTTCACGCGACTTGACAATGGCATCTTCCAGTTGTAACTGTCTTAATTTTGTGTCATTGGTAATGTAGGCTGCACGGTATGCTTCCTGTTGACCTTTTGCGTAGTCTGCAATACGGTCGTTGATTTCCTGTTGATTTTTAAGTCTAAATGCAGTTAGTTCACCATCACGGTTAGCACCGTCTTTGGCTGACTTTTCTTCCAACTGGTATTTGAATTCATTATATTTTAAGTCGCCTTCTTTGCGTATTGCAGTTACTTGATCAAAGTTTCTACGGGCTGCATTAATATCAGGAGCGGCACCCAACTGGATCAACATCATACTGGCACTTAGATTGCTGGCTTGTTCTGCACTATTGCGTAGGTTTTCCTTTTGATCTAATAATGCTTGATTGATTTTTAATAATGGCTCAATGACTTTTTCACTTTGTCTACGCAAATTAGTCGTTTCTGTGTTACTACCCTGTAAATATTCAATCATACCCTTGATAGCATTAGACGCCTTTTCAGGATCTTTACCATCAACATCTTTCATTCTCTTACCAAGTTCAGTAGCTTGTTCTGTGGATAAGCCTAACAGTAATGCTTGAGTTTTTAGTCGTGCTTCCCACCATAGATTGCCTTCTTTGAAGTCACTGCCCATGTAAATTTTACCAATAGCAGCACCCGAACCGGATACTGCGGTGTTCATTACATCAATTTGTTTTACTGCTTCTTTAATACTTGCGGCCAATTCAACAGTTGCCTGCTGTTTTCTAATGGCTTCTTGTGCTTCATAAAATGCTTTGGCAGATGCAGTTAATGCACCATATTGATTGCCCATGCCTTCAAGACTGATCGCATTTTGTTTTTGTGCATCTTGATATTTTTGTGTAATATCAGTTAATGCTGATGTGCGTTCCTGTAAATTACGCATATCAACACCGGCAATATTAAGACCTGCTCTCAATAATGGAATACCAACGGCTGCTACTGCACCAATAGCCGCCCCCCACATACCAAATCCACCCAGTAACTGTGGTAACTGCTGACCCATGGCAACGAAGGCACTGGTGCCGCCTGCAATCTGCACTGCCATGTCCTGAATTTGGAATGATACATTCCTAATGTTTTGCCCACTGCCTTTTAATGTTTGACCTGTTTTATCAGCACTTGTGCCCAGGTTATCCATCTTAGTGGTGGCATCGCTAAGTTGGGCTGTGCCATCAACATTGATTTTTACGGTTAATTCATCTATCGTCTTAGCCATATTATCTTCCTAAAGTCTTTCTAACATAGTCTCTAACTGCTTGAATGGCAGGTTCCACCATACCTTTAGGACTTTGTTTGCTATATCCTTCATCTAATCGTTTAGCATATGGATAAGCCGCATCTATTTCATTAGCCGTTCTGGTTGTATGCTGTTTTGCATAACCAGTTCTAACAGGGGTGTTTTTAACAAATGCTGGGTATGCAACATCAGTCATTCTTTGGGCCGTAATATATTGCTGTAGATATTTCAGCCTACTGCTGATATTTGATTTCATTGCTGTGCCTTTCTATTACGGGCTCTTTCCAACATGGCAATCATTTCCTCTTGAGTTGGTTGTTTATGGCCTGGAACTGCATTGTTCGCTGCCGCCTCATTCAACTCATTTCTATATGAGACAGCCGCAGTTAAAACAGTAAGATCAAGAGTGTTGGCTCGTTGGAGACATTCGCTGGGCAATATACCATATCGCTCTGCCATACTGTCCAACATAATCAACATATTAAAGTCTTGACCTTTCTTATCTAACTGCTCGCCTGTTACTTTCCCAAGCGTTCTACCACTTGGTTTACTACTGCCATCATCAGGTCCGGAGGGATTGTGTTACCATCTTTGATTACTGGTTCACCCGCTTCATCTAATATTAAACTGTTTACGATATTGATTACATCCGCCACATTATCGGGCTGTAATGTTGCCATCTTGATAAACTGCTCAATTGGTTGTCTATCGTAAATCCAAAATTCCACTGCATCACCATATTTCTCGACAATGGCTGCATCCTCAACTGTAATTTTAATCAGTTGTGGCTTCTTTGTTAATTGTGTTAATTTAATCGACATATCTTTTATTCCTCAAATCGTTGTTGTAGATGATTAATTGCGGCTAATATAAACTTTAGACGCACATCTGCTTGGTTAAGATCTCCACGGGCGCATTTTAATTCAGATGCGGCTTTGGCTGCTTCTGCCAGAATGCTGGCGTAGATTTCTTCGTTTGTTTTGTTGTTAAACATCATATCTTTATAGATCTCCAAACCTATACCATACTTATCAATAGGAAAAGGGGTATTGCTACCCCTTAACACCACCGAAAACTTTTCTGCTGTTAAGCTATTGCTTAGGCAACAGTAAAGTCACCAGTCACAGTTAAAGTCACTGGGCTAACCCAAACTGGGCTATCTGCACTGACTTTAGGTGCTAAACCAGTAACATATCCGCTTCCGCTGATAGTCTTACCTGCTGCACCACTGCTTGTATCACCAAGATATAATTCAAAGGATACTAACTGTTTGTCTTTGCTTAAACCAAAGATACCTTTGGTCTTTGCACTTTCACCGGCAGTTGTTGTGCCGAAGAATGCTGCTTGATCTAAAACTAAGTTCATACCAATGCTGTTTGTTGCTGTAGTTGCAACTTGTAGTTTGGAACTGCTGTCCAACTGTGTCCAAGTGAATACATCATTAGCGTTGTTAACGGTAATGTCTTGTAGGCCTGGAACTGCTAAACCTGTTGTGTCACCAGATACTTTAAGAGTTAAAGTAAGTTCTGCTGCGCTAACACCAGGTGCTGGATAAATGTATGACATTTTATCTTCCTTATGCTATGTTAGAAAATCTATATTCAAATTCATAGATAAGACGATCGTTATCTATGGTTGTTATATAGTCAAACTCGCGTTTGTGAACGCCAGTTATTGTAGTGATATCCTTAGCACTACCGAGTGTGTCTAATGCTTGATCTAAGTCCTGATTTCTGTTTTTGGCATCAACGGATAGAAAGCCTTTGATAGTAATTGTGCGCTCATTGACATTACAACCACCAAGTGTTGCATACATTGAACGCTGTTCTGTCTTGGGCTCATCTAAGTAAACTCGTCTTGGATTACGCAAGTAAAGTGGATTATTACCTTCTTGGAACGGCAACTCTTGACTGGTCTTTATGGAACCAGTTAGTTGGTCTGTCAAATAAGTTAATAATTCCGTTTTCATCTTACGCGAACCCTGTTTACTATGCTGGGGAATTTCTCCCCAGTTTCTATTGTGCCATCAGCATCGAAGTCATACCAATCGCCTGATTGAATTAAATCCTGGAACAACTTATCATATTGGTCTCTATAGAAGTTGATCTTTGCCACTTCCGCACTATCTGGATTACCAAAATCCGCAACTGCTGGATATAGGTAGTCTTTGAGTGCAAAGTAAACATTGAGATCTATAAATTCCTGATAACGACTTTTAATGCAAGTGGGATCTACAACTGGTAACAGGCGTAGATCGTGTTGCAATGTGGGCATCATCTTAAAACAAGTAGTCTTCCACCAGTCAGTATTTCTAATTTGTGTTAGAATACGCTGACTGGCTTGTGATAGATAATCATCAACATTATTTTCGGTAATTCCTTCGTTAGCCTCAAGAATTCGTTGATCACGCTGGACCAAGTCGTCATAAGTCGCGAAACTTATTAGAGATTGATTATAAAATACAAAAGCCATCGTGATCTCCTAAATCATTGATTAAAGAATAGAACTATCTGCGATTACGCCAACGCCGTAACCATCATAGATCTCGCCAACACCGTAGTGGCAACTTGCGACAACATCAGTGCCAAGGTAACTTGCACGACGCTGAGTTTCAACATTGATGTCACCAATCATAGCAAGACCAAGTGCTTCACGGTGGAAAACACCACCAATGTAGTCACCAGCAGTGCCAGTATCTGCAACAAGAGAACTTTCAAACACAGGGATGCCGAATAGCATACCAACATAGCCTTCTGCCATGGCCGCATTCTGGATGATACCAGCGTTAGGGTTAGCAAATGTGTTTGTTAAGTTGGCCTTTAAGTCATAAGCGACATAAGGGTTAACAACACATGCCAACTGGTCAGCAGGAACACCAGCAGCGCGTAGTTTAGCAGCAGCCTTAGCGATTGTAGCGGCGCTTAGAGCAGTAGCGTTGTCACCAACTGTGCCACTGAAGCCACTGAATAGAGCCATAAGGTCTGTATCAATCTTACGAGCAATTGCTTCACCGAATAGTTTACCTAAGTCAGCAACAACATTGCTTGCTGCACTGGCGATAGCCAAGTCAGTAACCAATGTGCGAATTGCAGCAGTAGCGATAGTTAGAGTTGCACCGTCTGTAGAAACAGCAGTGTTAGTAACTTCGTTACCTTCTGTTAATGTAGCCGCAGATTGTAGCGGATAGATAGGAACAGTAACAGTTTTACCTTGACCTGGAGCCAAGTTATAATTTTTTACCAAGCCACGCATGATAGAGCGTTCGCCGGCAACGAACATAGCCTCAGCAACAATGCTTGGCAATAGGTCGTTAAGAGTAGTGGATGTAGATCCTGACATAATATATTTTCCTTAAAAATTAGGCAATTCCAGCGGATTTACGATATTCCGCATAGATTTTTCTGTGTTCTGGATTCTTCATATCCAATTTCGTGATATCGAGTTTATCAGCACGAGCACCTACATTACTGCGTGTAGCAGTGGTAGAGGGTGTTGGTTGAACAAAGTGTGGGTTCTTAGTTAAGAATTCTTGAACATAAGAATCAACGGATAGTGGACGACCGGAATCATCATACCTCACCTTACCTTCACCGTCAGTAACTTCAACTTCGCCGTCACCATTTAAGCGAACACGATCGCGGACCAGTGTTTTAATCTGATCAGGTGCAACTGCGCGGAGTCGGGCTGCGGCATCCAATATAGGAGTGTTGACTTTGAATTCCTCAATCATTCGATCACGCTTGGAGATTTCTAAATCCTTTTTAGATACTACATCTTGTAGCACCTTTTCGAATTCACCCTTTTTCATTTGTTGATCTTGTTGATGTTTGCGGTAATTGCTAACAATATCACGCAGCTCTTCAGGATCACCTAAGTCTTCGAACTTACTGGCGAACTTCTTCTCTAATTGAGTTTTAGTTTTAGCCATCATTGCGTTGACTTCTTCTTGAGTGAATGTCTTTGCCTGAGAATTAGTTTGGTCAGTGGTCTCAGTAACCTCTGTCGTTGCCGATGTATTTTCTTGACTCATCGTATGTCACACCTTCCTTTGAAGTAAAATTTGTGGCACCATCACAGTGCCATTTATGTTAGTATTTATTACTGTTAATTAACTATAGGTCCGCCCGGAGCCCAATCATCACATGTTCTTGCTGGTGTGCAAGTTATATCCCATTTAACACAGTAGCCTGCTGGGTTAGGAACATTCTCCCAAGCAGGATTAACTTCTGTTGCCAGAGGTATATTACCTGCTGCCATATTGCTGGAATAACAATCTTTAATTGCCTGTGTATTAACATAGTAACCACAGTTGGAGCAAGTTTGACTCTTACTTTCTATTTCCATGATATTCAATCTATCTGCTCTTTGAATCCAGAAAACACCGGGATTAGTTACACTGGCTGGTCCTAAGTTGGCTTGTTCCACACATATCAGATGATTAGCAATATTTGTCTGTTTATCAGTCATTGGTAATGGGCAACCATTAATCATGCCTTCTTGTTCTATCTCAGCCATGGCCTCTACAGCATTGACAGGTGGTATGGTCATCTCACCCTCTAATGTGTCAATATCCAGGATCTCTGCAATGCGGCTGTCAATCTCTGCTTGTATTTCAGGACGAGCAGTAAGTTGCTTCATCTTTGCCAACTGATCCAGTTCATTGCTGATATTGCGTAATGCGTAATCATCTGGATACTCTATGGAACCTGTCCATTCTTGTCCAAGATACTGACAGACTTCTTGCCAGATCTGTTCTTCACCCAATTCGAGATTATCCGCAACACCGCTTAAACGAGCATTTAGTAATTGGAATTCTGTTTCGATTGCAATGCCACTCATGTCCCTGGTCTGGCTGCTACGAACACTGCCCACATTAGCCATGCCATCAATCATGTTTCTACGCTCATTGATACTGGCGTAAATTTTATCAATTTGTCCACCTTGGAATTGCAACACATAGGGTTTTAAGTTAGGATCCATGGTTTCTGGAATAGTAATAACTTGTCCAGCACTGGCACCTTGTGTATTAACCTGTTCCGTTGCAACGAGACTTGGGTGTGTATCTAAACGAATGCTATCATAGACTTCTGCCAATTCATTGTAGATCATGCGCTGTTGATCTGCAATGTCATCTATTAGACTTTGTCCAATGCCACGCACAGGACTGCGCTCACCATAGATACAGACAAAAGGCAAACGACCTAATTCGTTTGGTAATTGCTCAACTGACTCCACAGTCTTTTTCTGTTGGTTGATTGTATAACTGGTAATTGTATCTCTTGTCCATTCAACTACAGTATTTGCTTCACCATTTACTTCTTCCAGGACTTTGATATAACTTAGGCTATAACCACCATTGGGTTGTCTTTCCCAAGTCCAGTCAAGAACTGCAAGTGGTGTGTATAGGCTTAGGTAAGGACGAGCATTAAGTGCCAGTTCTTCTGCAAGGCTGGTTGCACCTACGCTGGGTTTTGCAACACAGACCCATACATGTCCAAATACACTGCTCCAAGTGGCAACATCCTTCATGAATGCATCCATACTGCGTCCATCAAGATCTGCATCTTCCAGGATATTGTCTATGACAGGGTTACCATCTAAACTGCCAAAGTCTCTTACTGGTGCAATTCTAAATAGAAAACTGGTATAAAGACTGATCAGTCCGCGGCATTGATTATCCAAGGGGACATTTTGTAGTCTCAGTTGATATTCTCTATCACTTTCAAGGGTATAACGCTGGAGGTATGTTCCATTACGGTAGGATTCTCCACCTTGATAAGAATCCATTAAAAATTGCCATCTTGATTGATAGCGTGTGTATAAAATATTAGCAGACACGGCCTCCGTGTATGCCTGTTGGAATGTTAAATCTGCCACTTGTTGTTCTCCTGTTGCATATTTATGCGGCTATAGAATGCCCGAATCTCTGGACAGCTTGTCGGACTGCTGGCTTCTGTATTGGGAATAAGAATTCTATGGGATAGGTTAGTGCGTCAAACATGTGGTCAAATTCACCTTTCATGGGCACTTGGCTATCTTCTTTATAACTATAGTTCTTTAGACTCTTTATAGTATTCTTACATTTTGGATCGATGTAGAACTTCGTAGTTCCATCATCTCGTTTATAGAACAAACTGTTGGCTGCGTTTATTCTATCTTTGATTAAGGGATGTGCTCTATGATAGCGAACTGTAAAGCCCGCCATTTCCAATAATCTAATGTCCGTATTGCCATTGGCTGAGGTCTTGCGTTGCACACCTGCTGGATCGGGATAGGCTGTAATAGGATTTCTGGGATAACGATTGCGTATTTCCTCAATCATTTCATTTGTATTACTGCTGTGTAAGGCAATGTCATCTATAGCATGTAATCCATCACGAGTGTTAACCATAACGACTGCTGACATTGGAGTTGTGTTAAAGTCCATACCCACTAATAGTGGTGTATGTGGTAATATCTCTGGAGCGGGCTTATAATTATGCTCACCAAATGCGTAGGCAATGATGCCTGCATATTGCTCAAATGTAGCCAAATATTCCTGTGCAAATGTGCGAGCATCCAAGTCCTGTCGTGCTTGTTCTATTTCGTCCTCTGGAACATTACCACCATCAATAGTTGTAAATTGGAAACTGACCCAACCCCTTCGAGTTTTACCCAAGTCATATAGATCTTTGAACCAGTTAAAGCCTTTGGGAGTGCCAAGGAACAAACAGGAACCTCCAGTATCTGACAGTGTAGGTCTAAGAACTTCATACCATGCTTCCCTATCTATATCCGCTGCTTCATCTATGACTAAAAAGTTAAGACCCACACCACGCAAACTGTCATAATTATCCGCACCCTTGAGACTGATTTCACTGCCATTAATTAATTCCAATGTTAGTTCTGTTTCATTGACTTTCTTTACCCAGTTAATATCAGTAAGTTTGCGTTTAAGTTTCTTCCAGAGAATCTGCTTGGCCATTCTGTAACTGGGGGCAACATACCAACAGCGTTGATTAGGTAATCGAGCAAAGCGGGCAAGTTCTCTTAATGCGAGATGAGTCTTCCCAAAACGACGCCCACATACTGCTACTCTAAAGCGAAGTGGGCTATCTGCTATCAGGCGTTGTGCTTTACTCAGCGGCATCTAATTCATCAAGTTCATCTTCAAGATTATCCTTAATCTCATCAAGTTCATCATCGGTAAAGGGTAATACTTCTGCTTGTGTTCCTTGAGGTGTTTCGCTCTGTCCCAGAATGTTTTTACCCAGCCAGATTAACATGACTACATTTCCTGATAGTGCCGCTTTAAGTTGGGCGCGTCTAAGACTTTGCTTTAGGTTTTCTCGTCCTTTTGTGAGTTCCTCACTAAACTGATAGCGTAGTGTATTATCATTGACGCCGAACCAAGCGGCTATTTCAGTATCTTTACAGCCTAATGCTGCTAAATCCTCTACTTCCTGTGGGGGTATTACTGTATTGTTTCTACCCACCACTCGTCCCTCAACTATTTTAGTTCCCCAACGATCTTGAACTGCTTGTGTGTATTCAACTGCCATTAATTGCTGCCCTCACGGATTCTAACTCGTCTGGAGTTAA